TGATAGAATCGCTAAACAGCACTTGTGATGAAAAGGAAGTGGCTTTGATGCCTTGACCCTAGCTGGTCTACATATCGCAAGTAAAACAGCCAAACTCTCGCTATCTCGGTTCGAGTCCGAGCGCATGGGAACATCTAGAACGGTTTGGTTGGCTGAGCGAGAACTAACCAGGTTAAGCCTCTCTTTCCCTGGTTGGCTATTCAAACAGGGGACTTACCACCCCTGCTCCGTGCTATCAGCAATCGAGGGTCTTGTTTTGGAAGAACCCCACTCTTAGAGTAAGTCTTAAATGACTGATTCTCCCTCGGCTGAATATTAGGAGGAATTATCATGAAACAAGCAAGACATAAATGCAGGCATTGTAGAAAAGATAGTTATGGAAAGATTTGCAGGTCTTGTTATCTTTAGCAAGAGATATGGAAAAGTAGGAAAAGCAAGAATTAGGAGGCAAAACTAATGAAAAAACTAACATGGCAAGATTGGGAAATCATTAAAGAAGGAGCTATCCAAGCAGAATCTTCATTAATCAGACAAATTGAAGTTAATGACTTGATTCTAGCCAGAGCAGCAGTCAAATGCAAAGAATATGAAAGAAAAGCCCCAAAACAGTCAAAAAAGAAGCCTGCTTGAGTTATTTGAAGAAACCCAGGCAGAAGACGAAACGTTTCATCCAGATAGATGGCAGAAGGAAGTTTTAGAATACGAAGGTTCTATGGCCATCAGAACAGGCCGACAGGTTGGAAAGTCAACAACTGTTGGAAGGAAATGCGCTAAATGTGCATGCAAGTTCTCTGGAATTACAATTCTAATGATTGCAGCAGCACAAAGACAGTCTAGTGAGATTTTCTCAAAGGCTCTGAATCAGCTGTATAAGATACATGAAAAGAAACTCAAAGAAGCTGGAGGATGGACTGCAAACCCTGCCATGTCCTCAAGGCAGAACGAAGAGCAGAGACGAAGATTTGAAAAGAAATTCGGACTGTTTGAGGAAATGCCCACCAGGACAGAAGCTTTACTCAAGAACGGAACCAGGATCCTTTCTTTGCCTACGGGCAAAACAGGGGCCTTTATCCGTTGTTATGCGATTGATATTCTTATTCCGGATGAAGCTGCGTTTATTCCCGAACCTGTTTGGGTTGCGGTCAGACCAATGCTTGCGGTTTCGCAAAAGCTCAGAGGATTGGGCTGGGAGATACTTTTATCAACACCTTTTGGAAAAGGAGGCTATTTCTTCAGGGCCTGCCATGACAAAGATTACAAACAATTTCATGTCAGCTCCGAGACATGCTCCCGAATTCCCCGCTCATTCCTCAAGAAAGAGAAATCAAGGCTGAGCAAGATAGAATATGCGCAAGAATACCTGGGAGAGTTCACAGACGAATTCAGACAGCTTTTTTCGACTCAGTTAATAGCAGACAGGATGGATTTCATTGGATGGACTGAAAAAGAAATTAAAAGCGATTGCAAATACTTCCTAGGTCTTGACATTGCCCGCTATGGCGGCGATGAAAACGCTTTTGTCATCGCTGAGCTTGACAGGAAGGGTGTCGTCAAGATAGTCAAGGTCACGACCACCGCCAGGAAGTCACTTGTCGACACTGTCGGCAAGGTGATTGCACTCGATGAAGTGTTCAAATTCAACCAAATAATAACAGACGACAGCGGAGTTGGTGGCGGAGTGACGGACATGCTCATTGAAAAATACAACAAAAGCAAGATTTTAGGAATAAACAACAGCACAAAAAGCGAGAATTCACTGCGAAAAGGAAGGGTCTTGAAAGAAGACCTTTATTCAAATGCTCTGACCATGATGGAACGTAAACCTCCTCTAGTCTCAATCATCTCAAACCTTAGTTTGCGAAGAAGCCTCCGAGGCATGACCTTTGAGTACAGAAGAGAGGGAAATGTGAGCATTTTCGGCTCTTATTCGCATTTAGCAGAAGCTTTTGTAAGAGCCTGTTGGTGTGTAAAATCGAAAGCTTTAAAACTGTTCATGTATTAAGAACAACCTAGGTGATGATAATATGGCTGCAACAAGTATAATGAGTACAGACGCTGAAATGCTCGCAATGGCTGGCGAAAACGTGGATGCAACAGGATTCACAGACGCAAACAAGACCGCTTGGGGACTCCAGGCCGAAAGCTTTCTCAATAATCTAACAAGAATCAACTTCTCTGACTCTTATGCTGCTCTTAACGAAGACGTAAAGCTCATTCTATCGGAATATGTCGCAAGATATGTCGGAGTTTGCGCTATTGCCTACAATATGGCCGGATTTACAACACGTCTTGAAGCTGAAGACATGCTCAACGTCCATTTCTTCAGAATGAGTGAGATTCAAAAGCTTATAGTGGACCAAAAAGTAATTACATTCATAAAGGGGGAATAAATGCCTCTTAATTTCTTTCAAGAAGGAGGTTTTTTTCGCCTAGGAAGCAGAGCTGGAACAGAAATAATTAAAGAGATAACAAAAAGCACAACCAGGCAAAATATAATCATTGTCTCACAACTAGGAAAAGGGGATTATGAAGACATTCAATCAGCAGTTGATGATTTGCCGGCCACTGGTGGCAGGATTTACGTGGATGATGGAGTATATGAGCTGGCAACGTCCCTAATTATAGATAAAAACAACGTGTTTATTGAATTTTCAGAATTCTCAACCATCAAAAGAAAGACCGATTTTGTAGGAGATGTTATCAAGATAGGCAACGGAAGCACAACAAGGTCAGATATTACACTCAAAGGCCTAAAGATTGATGATTTGACAGGGTCATCAGGAAGCGATGGAATCGAACTGGATAAAACAACAAGGGTCAAATTCATAGATTGCAGCATCCTAAATACACATGATGCACCCTTCAAAATAGATGCAGATTCAAGTTTCTGCTGGATGATAAGATGCCGAACAGAGAATGAGTTCTCAATATTTGGGGATAATTGCTGGATGAGCAATTGTGTTCATACAGGAGATTTAGCAGTTTCTGGAGATGATAATAGAATCACAGGAAACAGTTTAACTGCTTCTTCTTTTGGAGTGAGTGACGCAGGAAGCAACAGATTAATATTCACAGGAAACACCCTTGAAGAAGGTGGTTTAGAGGATGATATCTATTTTACAGGAACCAGGGGAATCATTGTCGGAAATGTCAATAAATCATCCACATATAACTTTGATGTTTCTCTAGCAACGAGCATAATATTCGAACATAATCAAGATTTATAAGGTGATAATATGGCAGAAACAAGACCGGATGCAACACTCAACACGGACATGGAAAACACAGTTACGACTGCAACCGTTAACGCTCTCAACACAACAGCAAACGATTATCAATGTAGATGGTCAGATTGGTATGGCTATTATTTTGAAATACCCCCAATCCAGGCCATAGTCGACAGAAAGTCAATTTGGACTGTGGGAAAAGGATACAAGGCAGCTCCAAAGGTTCAGAAACGCCTGGACAGGATAAGAGGTATGGGTAAAGATACATTCAACACAATCATGCAGAATGGAGTCAAAACCTACACCATAGGCGGGGATTTCCTTGCTGAAATAGTTCAAACGAAGAAAGGGGAATTAGTCAACCTAAAGCCCTTGAATCCTGGTTCCATCAAGATTGTTGCTAATTCTAGGGGAATCATCAAGAGATATGAGCAATTAGAGCCTATCAATACCTCAAACCTCAAACCTATGCACCAGAGAAAGACTATACAAAATTTCAAACCTGAAGAAATGTTCCACCTGGCTTATAACAGAACAGCTGACGAAATCCACGGAGTAGGAATCATCCAGAAAATAGAGCAACCTATCCTGGCATACAAAGAAGCAGTGGCAGACCTGAGAATACTCTTCCATCGTTACGTAAAACCTCTAATTATATCTTCTGTCGACACTGACGACCCGGATGAAATAGAAGCTTACAAGAAAAAGTTAGACATTGCAGTTGAGAATGGCGAAAATATGGTAGTACCAAAGGGTGTCCTGGACAAAATGGAGAGAATGTCAGTACCGCAGTATTCGACTCTCGACCCATTGCCATGGATTAATTATCTTGAAGCAGAATTTGTCAGAGCCGAAGGTGTACCTCAGATTATCCAGGGAGCAAGTTCAGCCCTGGACACAGAAGCAGCTGCAAAGATTCTATATCTCGGATGGCAGCAAGTAATCGAATTTAACCAAATGTTCCTAGAACAGCAACTCAAAGCACAGCTGGGGATTAAAGTAGATTTTGAATTCCCTGCTAGAATAGATTTCGACATGCAGGAACAACAGAAAAAAGACAGGAAACTGTCAACAATGGATGGTGACAAAGGTGGACAAGCAACAAATACCTAAAGAAGTAGTGATAACAGCAATAATTGCGATTACTCTACTGGAAATATGCGCAATGCTTAACGGATTCAATGGGCTATTATTGAAAGCGGTCCTTGTAATCATAGCAGGAATGGCTGGATTTTTGATACCCAGCCCAATAAAGGTGAAATCATGAGCGAAGAAAATGGAACAGAAACTCCTCCTCCAGCCGGAGACCCTTCGGCAGCTGGAGCAAATGACGGACAAGGAACTCCTCCGCCTGAAGCAGATGGCAATAAGGATGGAAAGGAGCCTCCAAAGTCTAGTGGTCTTGAGCTTGCAACAGCAGTGGCGCAACGCCTAGATGCAAAGAAAGCAGAGCTTGAAGACATCGAAAAGAAGATTGACCAAAAGATTATAGACTTCAAGGCCCTTGTAGCTTCAACAGAAACAGAAGGCAGAGCTCTTGCAGGTCAGCCAGCAATGACTGAAGAGCAGAAATCCATTGCAGCGGCACAATCTCTCGTTGAAGGAACAGGTCTGAATCCTTTTGCACCGGTTGAAAAGAAGAAATAGGCTATATTTTCTCCTCGAAGAAAACATGATCCTCCGGAAACCTACGGAAGCGCCTATTTCTAACCCATAAACATTTAAAGGAGTATTTCCCTAGTGCCTAACTGGTGATGTTAATATGGCAAACGAAGCAGTAATAATCGAACTTCTAGGTAATGGCGGAGACGTTATAAATTTCACAGTAGATGACGCTCTCGCAGTTCCTAAAGGTTCAATCATGGAACTAACAGATGAAAGGACTTGTATTCTTATGAGTGCAGCAAACAAACCAATGGCAGGAATTGCAGCATCCGAGAAGGTCGCAAATGATGGACAGACCACAATCGGACTATACACCTATGGAATCTTTGACCTTGCAACAGTTGCAGGTGGAAGCATGGTGCTAGGTGCCGACGTTGTATCAAGTGGTGCAGGGAATGAATGTGACGATTTCGATACTCTAGACAGAGAGAAAGGTTTTGTCATAGGGAAATCATTGGCAACAGGTGCAGCTTCAACAGTAAACTCAGTTCTTGTGAGGGTCTTCTAAAATGGTAGCCGACACCACAGGAGAAGCAGACTTAAGAGCAGATAATGTCTCGAGAGTAGTTACAGGATTCGCACTTCAAGAGTATAGGCTAAAACAGGTCTGTATGATTAACACTTCATCTGCATGGACAGAATCATATTACCAGGAAACAGCAGCAGACCTCGTGGGAGGAACCGGCTCAAATGTCAAGGGAGTACCAAGACTAGCTAACTTTCCTTATGGCGAGGTTTCATGGACTCTAAAGCAGGGAAGAAACGAAAAGTATGGAATGGAAGGAGTCATTTCTTATGAAGACGCTAAGACAAACAACATTGATGTTATTGCGAGAACTCTTCTAAGGATTGGCAGAGCAGTTGCCAAGTCTGTTGACACAGAGATATGGAATGTCATATCAGAGAATGTGACCCCTGTCAATATCAATACTCTAGCAATCGGAGCAGGCAGCGAATGGGATTCTGCAACCCTTGCAAACAGAGACCCAATTCAGAACATCCTGGACTCTAACAAAGAAATTCAGATTGACAACTACGACCCTCTTTCAGGAAATGGAGCACTTCTGTTAAACCCAACAGATGCAGCAAACCTCCTGGGAAATGCTAACGTCAGAAATGCAGGCCAGTTCTTCACTGATGATGTTACAAGGAACGGATGGATTGGTAGAATGCTGGGCCTAAAGGTCATTGTCTCAAATTCCATCACAAATAACTATGCAATGGTTATCGTGATGAAAGAAGCAGCAACATGGAAGAGCGTAGACCCTCTAACTATTGCGACAAAATATGACCCTGGAATAAAATACACAGTCAGAGCATGGGAATTGGGCCATACACAGTTAATCAATCCATTAGCAGTGTGTTTGATTACAAATACGCAGGCTTAAAATGGCAGCCGGAGACGTAACAGAAGCGGGACCTTTCACCCTGCCATTATCTGGAGCAGCAGAAGCAGCAATCAAAGCCTTAAGAGTCTCAGCCAATGACCATTGGCTGTTAGCCATGGGAAGCAACGGACAACAGGTCACTGTAATCAATATCGAGGAGGCATAAACATGACACTAACAGAACGTAAAAGATTATATGAGCATTATGTCAAGACAGAACAAGACCACAGAATCACACCAGCAGATACTCTGGAATTTGGTCCAGCGAATAAGGCAAAGACTGAGCCACCTGTATTGACAGGAGCAGCAAAGGCAGCAGTGGAAGCTAAAGCCAAGAAAGATGCTGAAGCTAAAGCAAAGGAAGAGGCTGACAAATGACTGAGCAAGTCTTCCAATCTATCAGTGTAAAGGAAATTCAACTCTGCAACGCAGAGGCCGGAACCCTGACAGATTCAGCAGCAGGCAATGTCTTATGTGACAAGAGGCTCAAAATCACAGATGCAGACGGAAACGACTACTATTTGCCTCTATTCGACACAGCCCCATAGAAACATTTAAATAATCTTTTTTTCTCTTCTCTATAAATATGGGTAGACCAAGAAAAATAGAGAATCTTTTTAAACCTATTCCATCAAGAAAGAGTGCTTCTTCTTTACGTCCTGGAGGCGTAGGTTACGATAACCCAAGGGAAAACATAGACCCTCATGTCCGGACTAAAGTTGTTTCATCCAAAGAAGCAGATATTCAAGAAGGCAGATTCAACCTCGTAACATCCGATGAAGCAGACATTGACGAAGGTAGATTCAAACAAATAAAAATAAATACCGGAGGAAGTCAAGACATTGGAATGTCGGGAGCTGTCTTAATATCCGGAGACCTCGATGCTTTAGTTGTTGCTGTTGCTTTTAATTTCACCCCTGTTTTAAAGAATAAAGGGGTCATGTTCAATATCGCCCCTTCTGTTGATGGAGGAACTTCTATTGACTTATTCAAATTCCAACCAACAGGAGATTCAACAATCAACCAAACATTCACCGGAATGGTTTTGGAAAATCCCACCAATCTAGGAGCTTCAAAAGTTCACCTGTTCACAGCAATAAAATCTTCAGTTGCAATAGTCCCAGCATTAACAGGAACTCAATTCTATTATGGATATTATTATAACGAAACACCAGCCCACACAGGAACAGGCACAGTTACATATAATCACATACTCATAAATGGGTTAGGTCTAAATCTAGGTGGAGGAAGCAAAACGATTGAAGGTATAAAATTCACAGGCTTTGCAACTTCTATCGCAATGACATCACACCACACCATAATTGCGGATGGTGGTAACATGGCCCTTAAGACAGACTCAGGCGCATGGTTCTTTGGAGCAGGTGAAGATTGGAAGCTATATTTCAATGGAACAACCATGATAATGGAAGCCATAGTTGGCACTGCTGACTTTGACCTGGACTGCGGAAGTAACAAAACGCTCCGTCTAGTGGAGGAAGTTTGGGACGACCAACAGGTAAACCTCGGAACTGTAAAAAAAGGTTCTTCAGCACCTAACGAAATAGATTACCATGAAGGATACGCTTTTGAATTTGTAAATGCACAATCCAATGAAATAAGATTCAACATGCAACTCTCTCATAAATACAAGCTCTCAACAGATATTGAGTTTCATATTCACACAGCACCCCAGAACAATACAGGGGGAAACGTCCGCTGGCAGCTTAAGGTATCTCTTGCGGACATAAATAGCAACTTTAATAATACTGCAACATTCCTTTCAACACAAACAATAGCAGCAAACTCACAAGACGACCACCTGCTGCATTCTATATCTGCCGATATAGGCTCGTTTGCAGGGCTCTCAGGCGTTTTATTATGTAATCTCACACGATTGGGCTCTGATGGTCTTGATACACTCACCGCAGATATAAACCTCGTTGCATTGGATTCTCATACCCAACTTGACACAATAGGGAGCAGACAGGAGGACACCAAATGAAACCAGATATAATTATTGAAAAAGTTGATAAAAATAACATTGAAGTCACAAGACCTAAAGAAATAGAGCTAGCAGATGGCTCAAAAGCATGGATAATGGATACAGAACATAAAAAGAGCTATGGGACCAAGAGAATTGATGAAGAGATAGCAAACAATCAAAAATTAAAGGAAAAATTCCAAGATAAGGCCTGGATTTCTGAAAGAATCAAGGAATGTGATGATAATATTGAAGTTCTAAATACTGTCAAAGAAGAGATATAAACAGGACTACTACTAATGCGCAATAATCTTCTTTCGCGGTATGTTTTCTTATTGTTAGTTACTTATTTATTAGAACTCAGACTATGAATATAATAAGATAGTAACTCCTTTAAATAGATTTAGATATTCCAGAATATATAATCCATCACAACAAAGTATATATAGTTAGTAGTGGTAGTTGTCATATATGGGGAAATTACTAGCAAAAACCGAAGCGAGAATAATAATTTATCTTTCTGTGGCTGATAAGCTGCTCTGTAATGTGACTGCTATTGCACACAAGATGGAGTTAGATTATTATTATATCTCTAAGGTTTTGCTGAAGCTGCATGCAATGGGATATCTGACCAGGATACACAAACATCACAAGGTATTCTACGAATTGACAGCAACAGCACCCTTAAAAGAAGCAAAAGCGAGGCTAATAACATGAAAGAAACAATAGAAGAAAAAGAAGATTATGATAGATGGCTGGAAAGACAGAACTTGTGTGGGATGTAAAAATGACAGTAATCCATAATGCTAGGAAGAAACAATGATACATCCAAAATTTACTCTAGTAACTCACTGCAACAAAAGTGAGTCGCAACGGAATCAAGATCATCCCGAGATTAAAGGATGGCTCGGTCTGACGCTCTCAAAGAGAGCTCTGATTCCTTATGTTGGAAAGTGGGTCAAAGTCAAGATTACAATATTGGAAGTTATGGAGAGAGAACCATGATAATAATAAACATAGATGAAGACACAGACTTTAATAAATTGAGGTCATTGGATGAATTTTTTCCTTCTCCATGTCCAAAAGCAATTTACAAAATAACCAACTCAGGGGTGTAATAATGAAACCGGAAGAAAAACAAGTATTGTATCAAAAAAGACAAATCAAAGTGCAAGAAAGAGTCGTTATCGAAGACGGAAAGCATGAAGGAGACATCACAGGCGTAGAGTATCGAGAAAAACCATACTCTTACACCGACTTAATAATTGAAATGCAACAGGGCGAGAGAACTATCAAACTCAAAGCTGGCTATCCAACCTTCGTAAGTGAAGACTCGAAATTCGGAAAGCTCATGCAGATGTTTGGAGTTGACCTAGTGGTTGGAGAACTCATAACCCCAGAGGACTTATTCATTGGCCAACCAGTACAGTTCCAGACAATCACAGAGAACAACTTCCCAAAGGTCATACCAGGAAGTGTGAAGCCGTTAAAATGAAAGGGTTGATTGATATAGCAAAAAGGATAAAAGACGAAGATGCTCGTTTAATATTAAATAATCCTTGTAACTTCCCAAGTGATTGGGTTAGAAATGCTATAACACGATTAAGGGACGTTTAAATGGCTCAGAAGAAGCTTTTTGATATATGCCTGCATGAGAAGTTAGGTTTTTGTCATAAGACAGTAGGCGACAAGTATGGCTGTATCATGAAGTGTCCGTATCAAATAGGTATACAGAAGAACTGTAAGCACTACAAAGGAGGGTGAAAATGGAAGAAAAAGATATTGATGAACTTATGGATAACATATACAGGGCTTATGGTTCTGGAACTGGTGTACTGTTTGGGATTCCATCCCACTTAAAACCTGCATTAAGAGCAGTTATCAAGGTAGTCATAGAAGACATAGAAGGAAAATAATATGAGTATCCAAAAAATAGAGTGGGTCATTGAATGACAATCGAAACAATCAATCGAATCATCTGGAGGCTAAAGGAGCTCAAAGTAGACATTGTTGGTCATAAACAGTTGAGAAAGGCCATTATGCTCGAAGCAGGTATTGATGAGAGGACTATTTCCAAGTATATTAAGAAACTAGAGGAGCTAGACACATTACATCGTATCAATAGGTGGTATTGGGATATTAAGGGTGAAGTCTATTGAACGAGCTCACTGAATCCATCCAGGACAATATCGGAGATTATTCATCTCCTCTAAACGCCCCCCTACGTACTACCAAAATCCCTTTGAGCTTTTCAGCTCAACCCTTCCCTGGCTGTCTACCAGCCAAACGGGAACTAGGACGGGACTCTGTCGCTGATGCGCGCTCAGCTCCGCCACCTGCCAATTCAAAGCTTAGGAAAGCTAAGCTCATCTTGACAGTTTCGATAGCACTACGGGGGGCTAATAGAGCCCAGCTCGGTGCTCTGGCACCGAGGGGCTCTATAATAGAGGAGATGAATAATCTGATACCTCTCTCTCGGCACAGGTTGCAAGAGACTCATAAGGTTAGGTTTGGAATAAGTCAAGGGGTTATATTGATGAGCATGAAAAACAAAGCTATCAAAAAAGAAGTCAATAAAGTTGAGTGTGGTGATGATAGCTTTTCAGCCTTAAGATTTTGCGAGTCTCTCATAATTCTCTCCTCCCACATACCCCATCAGCTCAAAAATCATTTCCCTAGAATAATAGATTCATTAGAAAATCATTTTCCAATTTGATAGAATCGCTAAACAGCACTTGTGATGAAAAGGAAGTGGCTTTGATGCCTTGACCCTAGCTGGTCTACATATCGCAAGTAAAACAGCCAAACTCTCGTATTGAAAGCTTGGAGGTTGGAATCCTTCCAATGTTTGGTTGGCTGGGCGAGAATATGCTAAAACAACTCAGAGGTGAGGAATGATGGTAAAAATAATACTTAATAAAGATGAAAAGCATTGTATAGATAATGTAGGGCTTTTTGTAGTATCCTTTACAAAAGAGTTTAAGATTATAAAACCCTACGTTATATCTATTGAAAATGGCGGTAGGATTGTTATTAGAAAAAAAACTCAAGGTGAATCAGAAAATGCCAAAGAATAAAGAACTAAAGATTATGACTGTTGAAGAGATACATGATAGATATGAGTTTTCATATCCAGAAAAGAAGTTCATTTCCCTCGAACAGCACGAAGCTAAGTTAAAACAAGAACAGTATCTTGCAGTAGGTAATATATGGTTTTCTAAGAAACAGAATGATGTTTTACAGAATATGATTAAGAAAGTAAAGCAAGAAGAAAGAGATAGGAGGTGAATGAAAAATGCCATTTAATTGTGATGTTTGTGGAGAAGAAGTATCATATAGTGAACTATGTTTCAAATTAAGAAATATGGCGGAGATTGTTATTTGTAAGAAATGTATTCAAAATGAAGTGAATAAGGAGGAAAGAAAATGGTAAAAACACAAAAATCATTATCTGATAATTTTGAAGTTTTTAATATCAAAACAGGGTTTGAAATATATAATTTTCATCCTTATCAAGAAAAATGGGTCCTTATAAAAAACATTATTAGAAGAATTAATCATATTAAAGAAGTAGGAGAACAAACACTACATTATTCTGATTTACATAATTTACTTAAGATTTTAGAAAGTGAATT